ATTATAACTAGAGATGATAATAAAGAAAGTGACCACAAGGGTCAAAGTGAAGTCGCGACTTGCCCGTATTGTTGCAAGATCTTCACCGTCCGCAATATGCGCCTACATACCATCGGTACTGAACTTAATTATTATTGTTCTTATTACTGTATGACTAAGTATTGCGACGACTCAGACGAAGACGACGAAGGAGACATCGAGGACTTACTCCGTTACATTGGACCACCTCGTCTCTATCGCCATCAACGCGACTTCGACTCCACATTAGGATACCCGGGTGAGGGTCCTTCTCGTGAATATTACCTTAGAGCCATCCATGCCACCTACCCGGGCGAACACGATTGCCCAAAGAAAATTGTTTGTAGAGTGGACGGTGAATGCCACATTGTTGGCCATTACCACCGCCTCCGGCCGCCTAGCAAGAAGAAGAAACCGGAAAACAAAGATGGCAAAGAAAACAAACCCCTTAAAGGAGCCGAACGGAGACTGGCTGAAAAAGGGTTTCTGTGCGCAACACACATCACTGGCGCTGAATGTGCACAGAATCATTATCATTGTACGGGGCAAACACTCGCCTCGCAACTTTCACTCCAATATATCAATGATAATGACCTCACCCCGGCCGATCTTCTCGATGAAGAAGATGAGCCCTTACCTCTCCTTGACGTCAAGGACTTCCCCACACCAACAGTTATCAAGACCAGCTCTGCTGGACCGATCAAGGCATCCCCTCCCAAGCCGAAGATTGAGACCAAGACTGTTGTGGTGGTGGACGTCATTGAAACCAAGGATGAGGTAAAAACACCAACTATGATCTGGGGGAACCCGAGTTTACGACCGTTCCCAACAACTACCGACAAGACGATCATCGGTCAGTTTATGTATGAAGAGTTGAGGAGACTCACGGATGAGGATGATTATGATGTGCGCGTTATTGTTCAACAATTATTACGCCGGGCGCCACGTGAACTGTTACTGTCCTTCACCGACGACAACCTCCGCAAGCTTTGTGATGAAGCGGCGCTGGAGCTCGTCCGTGAGTTCAAGGACAACGATGGGAAAGAATATCCAACGTTCACACCAACCAAGGTTGTACAGGATGAAGTTCAACCTGCGCCCTCCGCACCTAAGGCATCAATTGGAGTTTGGGCCGACATCACTACGGACGAAGACACGGATGCACACGTCCCTGTCAAGTACACCATCCCCGCGAGCAGCACACCTGTGGCCAGTGCTGCCGTTCATACACCAGTCACAACACAGACACCAGGGCCGGTGTCTGTTGTTCAACCAATCACCACGCAGACACCTGGGCCGGTCTCTGTCGTTCAGCCCCCCGCCCAGCCTCAGGTACCAGGGCCGGTACCTCAGGTGGTCCCTGCCCAAGCACCCGCGGCCGCGCCAGCCAACGGTGACAATACCATTGTGGACACTCCTCGGGCCTTACCAACCTGGAAGGAGTTTTGTCTGCAAGACAAGTTAGGCATTGCGCTTGTTGACGGTTACCTCGAGATTCAGAACGGCATGGTTTTGTTTCTCTGCGAAGTTGCGGCCAAATTGAAATGGTACGACTTCCCGTGGATCCATGAGGCTTTTGTGAAGCTTCTTGGTGACACCCAGGTGACCACTGTCAACACCAACGTTCCACTCGAGTATCTACCTGAGATTTTGAAGACTGAAAGCGCTGTTCGCTCAGAGACTTCAATCCTAGGTGTATCACTTACCAGCTCATCCCATCGCACTAAGATTACACATCTTTTGACTGAACTCGGTCTTAAGAGTTATTACATGGGATCCATCTATCCAATGCTTGCCCGGATTTTGACCACCCGGGCCGACCTGCTTAAGATGCAGTCAGTCACTTCTGACGGTAAAATCAATACTCGCTGGCTCAATGCGGCAATCGCCGCCTCAACGCAATACAACCTTATGTACCCAGGTTGGGTTTCTAACAAACAGGTATTTCTCAACACTCTCGTATATGCCATGAACCAGAGCGCTATCTTCCGTGGTACCACTGTCAAGCTAGGTGCAAAGACAGTGCCGGATTTTCGCGACCTGGGGTCATAACTTATCACATCGAGCCTGTATCTGTTTACAGGCTTGGTGTGACAGAAATTGACCCGAAAGACATTACTAAGAAATTCTACTTTAATCCTAAACGCTTCAAAATTACTCGCGGTAAAGAGTTTTTCGTCAACGGGGAGGTGATCTTTCCAAAAACATCATCAGTTGACGTCAAACGTGACGGAAGTTATCGTACTAGAATGGGTGCCCTTGTCGCTATTTTCGCCCTGATCTATGGTAACTCCAATCACAATGTCCGCTACGCACTTCGCAGGCTCTTATCATCTCGTTGGCCAATCATTTCTACTATGGACGAGATTTATTTTGCCGCTCAAGCTAAATTCATCGCACAACACGCCGACATCCTACTTGCTATGGCTGCACGATACGCAGAATATTTTCACAAGTATGACGGTATGGCTCATGAAGCTTGGATCCACGCTGGTGACCCTCACATCAAGAAGGACATCAGGATCGCAGCTCAGAAAACGCTTGAAGAAGATGCTACAGAATTTGACCGCTTATGGCTTAAGTGGGTCTGGTATAAGATGAAGAAAGACGAGTACGCACGCTTTGGAAAATACCCGCGCATGATCGGTGACCTTGGAGTCGCTGCGTCCTTGCAGGGCTTCCGACTGACTTACTTGCTTAAAACTGCGCAGGCTTGTGAGCCCCTCGAACACCACGGTGTGCAGATCGAGTTCATCAAGTCTCCCGACCCATTTATCCTTGAAGAAACATTTCGCAAATTGATCGACCCGCCAGGCAAAGGCTACTTCTGTTATTTTTCCGATGACAGTTGCGCCTCCATGAGAGACAGCTCCGGTAAGGTACATACCTTCAACGTTGACATCTCCTCATGTGATGCTTCACATACGACTGCTTTATTCAATTGTCTTCTATCGCTGATCCCGCCCTCACATCGTGACGATGCTAAGCGGCTGGTTGAACAGTGTGAACTCCCTATTCGAGTTTACGACATTGGAAATCGTCGACAGTATGTTGTTATCACGCCTGACGGCCCAAGACTCTATTCCGGTAGTACACTAACCACTGCCATCAACGGACTCGCATCAATGCTTATTGGTATTGCTATTGCTGAGTCAGGTGCTTGCACGGCCAAAGATGTTCGCCGCGCCGCAGCACGCGTTGGTTATGTTGTTACGTGTGATGAAAACAGTGACTATTCCAAGTTGCAATTCTTAAAGAACTCACCTGTTTACGACACTAACGGAAAATTACGCCCGATTCTGAATCTCGGTGTTTTACTACGCGCATCTGGTACATGCCGTGGTGAAGCTCCACTTAAAGGTCTATCCATGAAGGAACGTTTTGAAAGCTTCCAACATGGGTTGTTACTGGGTGCTTACCCCCATGCACAATTTCGACTCCTACACAACATGAAAGCAATGGTTCAACACGCAACTCCCACCTTTACTGACGAATTTGTTCATAAAGTTGCGCGCAATGATGCCTATCCTTCATTCCATGTTAGCGACGAAGAATTGTACAAGCGCTATGACCTTGACACATCTGGTGTCGCCGATGTTAATCTTCTCGGCTTCTGCGGTTTCGAACAGGAACTCGGAAACCCTGGTCTCTCGAAGATTCTCAAAGACGATTACGGGTTGTCATGCCGGTTCCTGTTTCAGGACTGAGCGACACCTGAAAGGCCGTCCAGACGGTGGAAAACCTTGAACATCCC